CATTAGCTCCATCACTCGCAGCATTTGCTACTTTAAGTAATGGAATTCCATCGTTATCTAAGCCAGTCATTGAGGTTATGTCACTATTAGCACCATCTGAAGCAGCATCGGCAACTTTTGCCAAAGGTATACCGTCATTGCTCAAGCCTGTCATGCTTGTTATGTCTGAGTTTGCTCCACTTTTTGCCCCAGGCGGTTTAACATAAAAAGTTGTTGTACTTAAAGCTGTAACCACCACAGTTTCATTAGCTGCTGCTGTATAAGTCACCCCGCCCTGAACGGTAATATTTCCAGCGTGAGTAAAAACAGTAGCTCCGGCGCAAATCAAAGTTCTTTCAGACCCCGCCTGATCAGCAGCTGGAAAATCAGTAATTGTCTCCGCACCAGTAAAATTAATTACATTACCAGCAGCTGCCCAAATCGCTGAAGTTGTAGCGTGAGAAGCTACTGTAGCGTATGCAAAATCTAAAGCACCTGTCATATCTCCGCCTGCTTTTTGAAGATACGCACTTAAGAAATTGTCAACCGTTATCTTTTTAGATACGGGTGTTCCACCTGGATCGTCCACAATATAAACTATATCTGTACTTGCTGGAGTTGTTGCAAGTTCTGTTAATGCTGTAACTTTCTTATCCATGTTAAGCCTCTAAATTTATTTTAAAACCGGTTTCTAATAGAATATCGTCACTTGTCTCAAGTAACATATTGGCGACATCTTCTCCAACTATGCCTGTAACAATTTTAGTGACAATGCGAGTGACTATTTCGCTTATGACTTTCTCTGGCCTACTCATTATTCAACTATCTCCAAAGTAACGTCAGTACTTGCGCCAGCTCCAGAAAGTGCGCCACGTATATCGAACGATCCGCCGTTCAACATAGACTGACCTTCCGCCGTAAATTCAGAATCGGTAATAGTGACCCAATCTCTTCCAGGTCTACGTGCTTCAAGGCTTACTGTTCCACCATCAAAAGTACCCTCTGCCATAATTATGTTTTGCTTACCTGGCAAACGTTGCGAATACTTAAACACGGATTGACTTCCTGCTGTATCAGTAGTTTGGTTCTTGAACAAAATCATCTCTCCCACCCCTCAAACTCTAAGTTCATTGTATTGTTTATTTTGACAGTATCTTCAAACGCCATTACTAAACTGTCAAACATATTAGGACTCTTAATCTTTAGTTTATCGCGCATCTCACGCTTCGTATATAACTGGATCAATCCGTTAGGATTAGACTTTCTTGGAATACGACAAGCTTCTGACCTAAGCACATTAAGTTTCTTAATTTTAGAAGAGATAGAGATCATCTTATCAGGGTCAGTAAAGATACCTTTCTTAACTGCTAACCATGTGTTATAAAACCTGTCTCTTATAAGCCAGTTCTTCTGCGCTCTTTTGTTTTTGAACGTATGCTTATTTGTCTTATGTTTCTTAGAATCGTATACACTACCTTCGTAAACTTTACCAGGATCATCAGGTGTGTTAGAACCTTTGTACATCACATAATCAATATGCTTACCTGTCAACGCTCGTTCAACTTGACGATTAAGCGCAACGCCCATACCGTCACAGTCCCAAACAAATAAATCGACTTGATTCTGGATAGTGTATTCCAGCGCCCAGTCCATTCCTTCGTTAGAGTCTCCTGTGTCTTTGTCCATGCACTCAAGTAAAACTGAACCATGCCTATGTGCTAAGCCTTTGTTATCAGGGCCACTGTCAGAAGGATCGTGTGCTACAACTTCCATACCTGTTGGCGAAAAACCGAGTTTCTTATGTGCGTCAATCGCAGCATCAAACCACTCAGTCTGAATAATTGCGTTCTCTACGGTATCATTAAAATGACCTAACCAAATATGATCGTATAACGCTTGTGGTAAAGACTGCGCATCTGCTTTACGTTCCTGCTCAAGAACCGCAGGGAAGAAAGGATTGTCCATGTAGTTCATAACGACGATAAGGTACATATCGTCTTCGTAGTAGCCGTTAGTAAGTAGCTCGTCCCAATAGGGCATAAGGAAAGATTTAGAAAAAGGATCAGAAGATGAACCAGGATTAGCTGCCATCCAGATTTCACTTCCATCAGTACGAAATGTAGGTTTGAGTATACGTATGGAGTCTTGCGAAAGGAATTGCGCTTCTTCTATAAAGCCTTTTTGAAACCCGTGGTACGATTTAACACTTTCAATAGAGCGGGCTAAACCTTTAAACTTGAATAAGCCACCCTTGTCATGTACGATAGAGGTCTTATCAACCTTATAACCAGGTATGTCAATCTCGTTGATTTGATCAGCTAACAGCGCCATGCAACTATCTTCAATACTTGATTGATACTCACGCATACAGAGAATTTTCTCTCCGTACTGTGCGCCGAAATGTAGTAACAGATTTGCGAATGTAGTGGACTTCCCGCTACCACGCCCACCGATAGCTATCTTATAACGTTTTGGCGTAGTAAGAAAACATTGCAGTTTGCGTGGTACGGAAAAGTTCATGTTATCCTTTAATTAATTAAGAAATAACTTCAACAGGCCAAGGTGCGTTTCTCTCAGTTCCAGCACCGCCAGTTACACGGTTATTGGCTCCCTTAGTACTGTCAGCGTCCATAGCTCCAGCTAACGTAGCAGTAGGATCAGCATCTGTGAAAAACTTGTTGTCAGTGATAAAGAACAAATCAGCATTATCATCGACACATAGGCCAGTTGCATAGATCACATTGTCGTTCATCAAATGCGAACCAGTTGTTCCTGTCATACCGCTATCGCAAATAACTCCAGCGGCTGCTGTCCCGATCATTCTGTTACCGGTAATAGCAGTTCTTGCAGCGTTACCTGCGCCATAAGAGATATAACTGGTTGCGAATGTGCCACGGAAATCACAACCTACGACTTTAAGCCCCATACTTGCTGTAGCGAGAATACCGCTTGTGAGTGTTCCAGCGGCTGCGTCCATAATACAACCATGAAATTCACAACCACCAACTGTGCTACCGAGTGTAGTAATAGGCGCTGCTGCTGCAACTCCAACAAAGTCAATGTTTATAAAACGGGTACTGTAAGACTCTCCGATAGGTACATGATTACCTACGATACCTGGCATCGGATTGGTGTCATAAGCACCTACGCCGATAACGTCACATTTGGTTGGGAATTTGACAAGTGTTTCGGTAAGTGTATCACCGACAACGAAAATACGGTTACGTCGTGCCCACCAACGATTTGCTGCTAACGCAATGGAAATATCACTGGCTGCGATAGCTGCTGCGATTGTAGAAAAGGCTGTTGACCAAGAAAGGCCGGTTCCTGACGTAGTTACGTTACCATCTACGTAATAATCCTGCCCGCCTGAAGGGTTAACTGCAAACACTGAAGTAAAATTAGTGTCAATGTCCTGCATTTGTTTTTGCGTAGGAACGTAAGAGTCGTCCCTGTCGATAGTGATTCTTTCTCCCATTGTTTAGTCTCCCGTGACCTATGGTTTATAAAAGGGTAATCAGTCTCCCGTGACCTTAACTACCTCCGGATCAACGATATTGATTTGCCATGCGTTTTCAACGAGCTTATCGAGTTTGTCTTCAAGCCCGCCTTTGTTACCAAATTCCTCTGGATAAAGCTTCTCCAACAAGGTAAGAGAAGTTTTCCAGTTTTTAGCGTTTGTTGATTGCTCAATGTCTCTAAGTAAGCGAGCTTTGCACTCCGCCCGTGAAAATAATTCTTGTTCGATAAGTGCAACGAACTGCTCCAACGTGCTATAAGCCCCTTGAAGAAAAGTGTGCAACCGCTTAGACGACATTTTAATAGAGTAAGCTGTATCGGATATAGACAAGCCTAACGCACGAAAATAGCCGTATTGCTCTAAGTCAAAATCGGTAAGAACATCGTCTTCGTTACAAGAGTCTGTAAAAAGCGGAAAGAGGCTTGCGGCGACAACGCAAACCTCTTCCCTGGCAACGACACCCCCACCATGAGCGACACCGATACTTTCAAAAGCAGCTAAGACCGTATCAAAATCCTTAATATTTATTTGCTTATAGTCATCCATGCTTTTATTATAAGTCTGTGTCAACTGTAAGTCAAGGTTTATTTTAAAAATACTGTAAAAGGCTAAAAGCCTACAGCCCCAACGTTCTCCGCACTTCCCATCCTCTCAAGACCCTTGTAAATAAAGGGTTTAAGGCTCGGCACGTGGATTTGAGTACGTAGAAATAGGTCTTGATTTTTGGTCAAATTAGGCTTGAAGAAGCCTATGGATAAAGGCTGAGTCTGTTTAAGAGAGGTTTGATGGAAATGAGTGGTGTAGTGTCAAAGGAAGGCTGAAAAGGGATTTTTGGGGGTGTTTTGGGGACTGAAAATTAGGGTTTCTTATTAAATGTGCTTGTTATGACGTTAAGGGAGCTACGTACGGAGGGAATTGTTAAAAGTCCGGGAACAGGGGCACTGACATTCTAACTAACGAAATCTACTTTGAATCGCAAATAATTGTGGTGTACATTACAGTTTACAACGTTCGCTAAGCAAAACAACCTTCACTTGTGGTGTACACGACAATTACCTACCTACCTCACTTGTCTATACATGACAGTCAAGTCAGACCTGACAGTGAGCGCATATCAATGGATGTTGATACGTATGCAAGACACGTGCCAACGGACCACTGCGTAATACCTAAGTAAACCTTGGCATAATTCTTGCCATACGTTGCCAGATAAGCGCCAAGCCTACAACGCCAAGGCTTCACACGATTGCGTTTTTCGTGTGAAACAAATAATGTTTCACGATATTGTATAGGGTTTAATGGCGTTTGTGGTAGGCATACGTGCTTAAGTTGTTGTGACTGGTACGTGTACCTATAGTTAGGTGCGTACGTGCCTTGTTCAGTTTAATCGTATTATAGCGATAAAGAAATAATTTTATACGTTGGCACGGTTTTTGATTTGAGTACGTGTGTTCATAACGTACGGTCTAAAATACGGGGGTCGATATGTGGTATATTTGTAATCATTTTTAAAATATAGTGATAACCTGTTGTTTTTATTCTATTTTCAGGGGAAGTGTATTCACCGTATCACTCGCGTATAATCGGAATAAACTCCGAAGACCCCCTATTGATAGGCGTATGCAAAGTAGGCAAAAGTTTTCAACTTTCAGTCAAAAAATAAATTATTTTCAAAAACTTAAAAATGAAAATTACGCATACAAATCAACCGTTCACGGGCTGTACGCCCCTATCCATGCGCCTCTTGCCCGTATCACTTTACTTTCACATAGTGGTACATATGTCATTCATTCGCTTTTAAACCCCTGATATAACTACACATTTCTAAAAGCGAGCGTATCAGGTAAAAGTTTTCATAGTGATACGCCTGTTCTAAGTGCCTGTTATTACTGCATAAAAAAATTAAGCGTATCATTTTATTTTACCAAAAGTGAATACAAAACCGCCCTATAAAGAAAAGCCCTGTTTTTAAGCCTGTACGTAGGCCATTTTTACCTATACGTAGGTCATTTGGTCTTACGTTATTTTCAAAAAATTGAATACAAAAAAAAGAGACGTTTTTCAGCGTGTACGTAGCGCACCCACTACCGCAACAATCCACCTTTACTTTATTATAAAAGCTACCCTTATAAGTTAGCTGTAAACCCTGTAAACCCTGTCAATAGTGTAGTGTACATTACATTGGTTAATATTAGCCACGCGTGGTTAATATTAGCCAACCATGCCAAAACCTTTACATACGTACAATTAACTTCACCCATCAATATCCTTAACTATTACACACACTTAGCATACTATTACACACACTTAGCATACTTTGGCACGCTACCTGCATTACTATTATAGTATGCACGCAAACACTAACCCAAACAAGGAGAACTAACATGAAAGAACTTACAGACAACACTTACAACCGAGATGGACACACAGAACCAATTATAATGGAAGAATCCAAAACCTTGGATACCGTTGAAAAATGGCTGTGCGAGAATACTTTTTCGGAAGCGCTCAAAAAAGAAGGTGCAATAAGATATAGTCAGTCTTTCGGCAATTCCGTTGAAGTCCAGGTTGATACTCGTGATGGAAATATAATTCACACAACAGAGTACCCGAATCAGTACGGAGACTCGGACTCTTTTTTCATCACACTGGCAAGCACCCCTGAGGTTGATATTGAACCTTGTGAGGAATTCCTTGGCGACGATTGGAGATTAGAATTGACAGCCGACCAAATTAAGACCATCATCCTTGACGAAGGCGATGATGAAGATTTTGAAGAATTCCTTGAATATGCCGAAGTCAAAAAAGAAGAAAACGGAAAATATAATATATCTTTCAATGATGCACAATCTCAAGGAGTTGACCTTGAAGCCTGGTTTGATAATCTTTCCGACACAACATATGAAGATGCTGTTTCGGGATATCTTGACTGGATGCTTGAGGATGCTGGAAATGATTGGATGGAAAGTGTTAGAGAATATTATAATAATTTGAGACGTGAGTATTAGGAGACAAAACATGAAAGAACTTACAAACAGGAGAACTAACATGAAACAAACTTATTACACTATCATCAAAACAGAACGAGAACGCGACTGTGGCCATCCATCAGATCAACTGGTATCTAATCTTACAGGTGCAATGATTCCCATCTTTACAGATAAAAAGAAAGCCAGTTTAAAAGTCTCCATGCTGAATCGTTACGCAACCAACCCACACACCCTCTACAAGGTAGCTGAACTCACTATAGTTTAAACCTTTATCGAGCTACCTTATATATATATAGGGTAGCTTAATAAGGATTTAAACCACAACCAAAACAAGGAGAACTAACATGAAACTTTCACAAAGTCAAACTACACAGCCCTTAACAACTATCACAAAAGCTTTATTCATAAAGACAGCCCTTAACAATAATCTCAACTATCATGGCTCATGTTTTATTAAACAGTCTGAAAAAATCAAAACTATTAACCACGTATTAAACCACGTAGACACGTCCGGTATACAAGGTCATAGGCAGTTGGTAAACAAGAACATAAACAATCTCAAATTTGCCACAACAGGTGGTTATAGCTATCTGTCATTGACTGGTAAGAGTCTTTATATCACTATGACCGAAACACCTTTATACCAGGCAGTTTTTATCATTATAGATGACATCCCAGATACGGATCAAACTAACATTATAGTTTATTCACTTGACAGATAAACAAACCCAAACCCAAACCCAAACAAGGAGAACTAACATGATCACTCAAGCAAAATTGAACAACACTTACAATCAGTATCGTGAAGGTCTTATTTCAGAAGTAGAAATGGCTATAACTATTAGAGATATGGCTAACAAGGTTATTACAAGAATAAAAGCGCGTGCAACAAGAGATTTAAACATTATTAAACAAAATAGAAATAAAATCAAACTATAATAGGAGTCCCACCATGAAACCAAGTCAAGCAAAAACCCTTTGGGGTTTTGAAGTTCGCAATTCACAATCACGCCCCATAGCATGGCTTAAAACCACGCTAAAAAGTCATCAAGCGGAACCCCTTATCAATGCCATTAACCAATGGGAAAGCGACAAATCAGAGTATAATCGTCTCCACGTACGTACTTTATTAAAACCATACTCACCTAAATTCGAGTTCAACATCATTGCGCCC